TTTGAGTTTGCACACAATGGTTTTCATACCATCGATGATGCTCAGGCTGTACTGATCTCCATGCATACGGCGCAGAGTATTCCAGTTCATGGCGGCTCTAACGTGTCCGGGCATATTGGCCTTGCCCAAGCGTTCTTCTTCCTTGGTGTAGTTGGTCAAGTTGTTGACACGCTTGGGAGTGCCTTTTTCCCAGGCCGGTCGATCTTGGAACGCATACTTGAAGTCGCGAACCTTGTTGTAGATATCTTCCTTTTTGGCACCGGTCAACACATCCAACAACAATTCACTCAAGAAGTCTTGCACCACCTTGGGAGTATCTGATCGTTTCAAGTCCAAGCCCATGGCCTTGACCTTGCCCGGTTTGCCGTGTGTGTCCAAGCGTTTGCCTTCTAGGTCGGTGATCAGCACAGCATAGCGTTTCTTCTTGATAAACAGACCTTTTTCGGCCACCAGTTCACGACCGCCCTTGATCAAAGCACCGTTTTCTCTGGGCACGTGACACGCCCGTTCCATGAACGCAGGAAAACTGTCGTTTACCTGATCCGCAATCTGGTCGTAGAGCTGGATACATGTTTCTTTAGACCACTCCATCCGCCCGCCCGCGACTTCCTCTTTGATTGCGGGCCAGGCAGAGAAATAACACGAATCTGTGTCCCCGTATATAATTGCCGGGCCTGTATGATCGTACGTACCGAAGATACACTCGTTGATGTATGCGTCCATATGCCTGGCGATGATCCTGCCAGTGAGCGTAGTGCTTTGGCCAATGCGCTTGTCGAAGAACCTACAGCCTGGGTTGAGGATCGCCCCGTAGAGGCTGTTGAGGTTAATTTTTTTGACGAGTTGTCGTTTGTCCCAAAACGCAATGTCCTCAGCAGTTTCTGCGGCCTTCTTTTTTGCCTGCATTTCTTTTCGTTCAGCATACCATCTCTCCAATAATCCAGGCACAACGGCCTTTTGTTCATAACTAAAAATAGTTCCATTTGCACTCAGCATCCAAGGTTGATTGCTGTCAAATATCATGCGCCATACATCCGCGGCACTCATCACATCACTGGACTTGTCGTGTTCCCAATCAATGGTCAGTTCTGTGCCAGCCTGACATTCCATGACAGCAGTATATTCAAGGGTACCAAACATGTTTTCCCAGGCGTCAGCAAAACTGCTGCCAGCGGCCATTTTGTCCTTGATATACCTGTCGGTCATGATCGGCCGGAGTTGTCCAACGATCGACTCTTGGGCCATGTTAAGAGCACGGATTGCTGAGGGGTACAGCGAGTTGATGTCGATGGCACCAATGTATTCGTGGACACCTTTTTTGGGGAAAGCAACATAGGCACCTGCGGCTTGTGTATCACCATGATCATCTTTTCCTTTTCTGTTAGGGACAACTAGTCCTCGTTGATGTGCTTCGTTAATAATCGCTTGCTCAGTAACGGCCACTGCACCCATGGTGGTTTGCAGTAGCACAGTGTTGTCGTGTGCCAGTTCGTTTGCAAGATCAAGAAAGCGTAGCTTCTTGTCCAGCTTGGCCAACAGCAAAGTATCTTGACGATTGTAGTCAATGAACTTGGAAAAATCTTTGTTGTACAGTTGGTCCAGTGTGCCTTCGTACTGTGTTTTGCGTTCATCTAGTTCGTACTCGCCAATGGCATCCAGGCTGTAACTGTGACGCTCTTCGTATGTGTACTTGCGATACAGTTGCATATAGTCCAAATGCACACGACCCAACAGATCAAACGTGATGTTCTCTGCGCCAAAGCGTTCAAAAGTTCTTTGCTTGGGCAGTTGATTCCACAGGCAGAATCGGCGTGTGTCATCCCGACTCAAGACCTTGGTGATACGCATGACAGTATAAGGAATATCGAAACCTTCTGAGTTCCAGCCCGACAAGATATCTGCATCATCGATCAAGTCCAGGAATGTGTTTAGCATGTCCTCTTCACGTTCAAACAAGAAACAGTTTTCATATCGGTCGCAGATTTCTTGTGCAGTCTCCCACGAGTATGATTTGGGCGGAACAACCAAGGTAACCAATTTGTCCATCCAGTCCAAATACAAACTGATGGCAGTGATGGCATTGAAAGGATCTTCGGGCTTGCTGTAGCCACGCACAGGATCAAAGTCTACTTCAATGTCAAAAAACGCTGTCTGTAACTTGGGTGACGAAGCACCCAGATAATGTTCTTCTAGGCAACGGAAGATGGGGTTGATATCTGATTCCCAAAGACGTTTGCCTGAATTTATTTTTAATTCTTTTTGGAACTCTTTGTTGTTGCGGCTGTTGAATCGGCTGACCGGAGTGCCGTATACTGTGCGGAACTTGCCACGCGGGTCATCGTAGTAGAACACATAGTTGGCAGGATACTCTCGATAGGTACGTTCGCCTCCAACCCGTTCTACCACGTGAATACGATCTTTAGCACGATCGTAAAGTGCATCGATATAACTCATTGTTTCTCCTTGTGCAATTTTGAGCTTACACTTACTCTACATGCCGTTTATAGTCCGGCGAGACTATGTGTATTTACGCCGTCAACATTCTTACCAGGCCAATTGTGTCTATGGTGGTCAACAGTATATAGTTAGCCAACAGCCCAAAGCTCTTGCGAGTCCAGCTAGCCCATGCATACATAGCACAGCCACTAATCCAGATAGGATATAGTACAACAAGAGGAGGATTAGGGACGGTGACTGCCATGGTGATCGAGCAACCAATACTAACAGCCCAAGCGAGCAACTCAATAGTAAAACGTACTGGATTGGTCCTATAATCATCTTTTATCCATTTGACAATTTCGTAAATTATACTATTCATGGAGCATTGTTCAACCAACTGATTTGATCCCAGTGATAATTTTCAATCTCTGCAAGATTGGTATATTGCTCAACTAGATTATACAGCACTATATCTCTTTCGTAAAAGTAAGTCAATGTTCCAGTCAAATCATTGTCTTCTCTTAGTTGCCTGATTGTATTGATCAATGCTTTTGCTCGATATCCGCTGGGATTGATTTTGGGTATATCTGAGGGTTGGACCATGATACCATATGATTTCAAAAATTTATGTGTAATATAATTACCAGATAACCTATGATGATCTAACAATAACCAATCAATGGAATGTAATTTATCTCCAAATGTCACAGCCAAGGGATACGAATGTAAATCAAAAACTGCTGTGGTCAACAGTTTAAGAAATCGAGGATCTTCAACAATACTTTCAATTTCGTATTTTTTTAGACATTCAGTGATTCCTTTGAGATGGCGTTCGTAGGGATTAATAATATGTGCAAACACCTTGTCATTTGACCAATCAATTTCATCAGATTGAATAGTTTTCCAATTTAACAAATTTCGAAACAGCTCAGTATAACTTGAGCTGGCATGTTTGGTTATTGGTATGTACACCAAATTATTGAATCTGTAAGATTCCATCAAAGAGTCTTGCCCACAGTTTCCAAAATAGTGTTCAATTCATCGTGATCGCGATTGGTTTCACCTAAACGAGCCTTGTGTGCGATACGGATGGCCTTCTTCAAGGTGGCTGGCTTGATCTCGAGTTCTTCGGCAATGGCCTTGATGGTCTCACTAAGTCCAGTATTAAGATCTTCAACTTCTTGCATGACCTGCATACCTTCATTGATCAATTGTGTGAGTTTAATTTTGGCATCGCCGTTAAAACTACGATTGTAATCCGACATGGAAATCTCCTGTAAAAATAGTATTATACACAAGTTGTGTTAGGAATGCAATGGTGTTCGATAAATATTTCTGTGAAAGATCTAACAGTTACACCAAATCAATTTGATAGTCAAGGACTTTGGCATAGTGCCATACTAAATCCCATAACACTCGGATCTAACATGATGGACTTGTTTGATCAAAATGGATATGATTTAACCGAGCTAGAACGTATGTATGCCAATGCGAACATGACTGCCACTGCCAGTCATCGTAGTCATCGCACAGCCATCAAACAGGCCTGGTTCGTACAAAGTCCCAAACTTGAAGGCGCCATATTAAATCACAGTCTTTTGTTTGAACGCAAAGGCTACACCGGTCCGGCACTGGCACAGTTACAAAACTGGGCCAAAGTCACTCCACGATTTAATCAACTTGTTGCCTTACGACCCAAATGGGGTTTGGACTTCAGCATGGACTATGTGGATCGGTCAGGTAATGCTTTTGAAGTGCTCCACTGGGAATACGACGGATTTGATCTGGCAGAAATACAACAGGTCAAACAACAAGTAGAGCCTGTGTTGTTGGCCATTGATTGGGATGAGGCCGCAGAACAAATACTAGCACGTAAATCGGAATGGCACCACTTAGATTTCTTTGCTCAAAGCGCCTGGAAGTGCTGTTACTTTGGCATAGTCAATGAACGTTTTAAAATGGTTGCTTGGGAATAGTGCTCACTTTATGGGTTCACGGTAGCGAATCGTTACTATCAAGGCCAGCAGCCGGCCGCCCTCGCAACTAGTGCGGTCCTAAGGGTGTTACTTTTTCTCTGCAGGTCTTTCGATCGCAGGTGGAAAATGGGGTTCAATCACGTAGTGGTTAGCAGTCCACCAACCAAATGCAGTTATAAATCCGTAGCAAAAAATTTCGATAATCATATGATCCTTTCTTTGATTAATTCAACGACTTGATCGCTGAGTACCACTTCATAGTGGTTGTATTCGACTTCGATTAGCTCCATGCCTTCGCTGTGATGGCGTTGACTGTCGACTGTGACAATGCCATCGTTGGCACCGTGTATCCATGGAGCCGATCCGCGTACAGTCACAATGTTGGTCCAAGGATGTTGAATTTTGATACGGTCGGCCTGACTCATGGGCCACGACGCAGGACCTATATCACGTAGCAGGCGACTGAATGGCAAAAAGTATTTGGCAAAGTCTGCATTTTCAGCACCACCATATGGTGTACTCAGTGTCACTGCACCTTGTACTTGTTCAGGAATAAGATTGGCCAGGTGTAGGGCATAGATGCCGCCCAGGCTGTGTGCTACAAAAAAGATACAGTCAACATCTGCCAGTGCTGTTTGCATTTGTGCAAGATTATTTTTGAATCCATGGTGACTGTCATAGTTGAGAACCATGTCCTCTCCGCCAATGTGTTCGCGCAAGTAGTTGAAACTTTCACTGGTGGCACTGGCACCGTGTATGTACACTAACATTTTATTTTAGAACAGATTTCAACATCCACGAATGTTTGCGGTGTGCATCCTGACGATCAGCATAGAAGTTACTGAGTCCGTATTCGTGTGCATTGTCGGCAAGATTATAAACTACTTTGAACATTTCGCACATCTTTTCGCTGTCGGCCAACAGTTCCTGCATCATGTCGCTGGCAGGACGTACCACTGTTTCGTCAGGAATTTGGCTCAACATGCTAAGACGTTCAAAGCTGGCAGGAGTGTAAGCACCCAACTTGCGAATGTTTTCTGCAAACGGGTCGATACTGGCATACACTTCTTCATATATATTGCCAAACAGTTCGTGATACTGCGGGAAGTTCGACCCTTCTACATTCCAGTGAAAGAATTGTGCTTTGATGAAAAAACTATATTCACTGGCAAATGCTACCTTACTGGCTTTGATTAAATCTTCCATTATCTGCCTTGTCCTCTATATGCCTTGAAGCTGGCCCGCTTGGTTTTGTTCATGGTGCTGGTCTTGGCACGTGTGCAGGCCTGACTGGTCTTTTTGACCACACGTTGAATTTTTGATGTTGTTGCAATTTTTGCCATAGTTGATCTCCTTATTTGATATTGTAACCTGCGTGACGCATCTGCATTAGATGACGCTCGACGTCTTCGTTCATGTCCATGTCTCTAGTCAAGGGCTTTTGGTGTTTGGGTTGCAGTAGAGCCTGACGCTTTTTGTTGGTGTGTTGACCGCCTGCACCACTTGACCGCTTGGCAGCCAATACTGCGTGTCCAGGATCTCTGGCCTTGGGCATCTTTGGTGTGGCACGACCCATGCTTTCCGCCACACCTTTCTTAGTATCAAACTGTGCCACAGGCTTGCCATTGACCATGGCCATGATAGGTGCGCCAGGCATCTTGGCCTGCACAAATTTCACCGTAGGATGTTGTTGTCGAATGCTGGCCATCCAGGCCTTGCGATCCTGACCTGTGTTTTCTTTTACACGTTTTCTTTTAGAGTTATACTTAATATTAGAAATTTTTTCTAATTGATCCGGATCTACATCTCTTTGTGACGAGTATTGATATCTATTGAGACGGTCACGCATCGTATCAAATGTGTCTTGCCAATCGTCATCATCTTTTCTCATACGTTCGCGTCTGATTTCCTGTCTAGCAACAGTATCGTCTACACCGGCATTGGACAGACGGTTCATAACGTCTCGATGATTGGCCATCCGATCCAAAGAAGATTGATGATGTGCATCCAGCCAATCTTGATGGCGTTGATTTTGACTTTGAATATTACCTTGAGTTCCTAAGCGTTCTCTATAATTATCAAGAGCACCGGCTTCCGCCACACCTTGTTGTTTATGTCGCTTGGCATCGTTTTCGCCTTGCTTGATGGTGGCCTTAACAATGCCTCGAAATCTTTTGTTACCGCGTTCAACGTCACCACGTGCATCGGCAGCGGACGCATCTGCACCTGCGGCCTTTTTGTAGTCACCTAGAATT